AGGACCCGGTAGAAATCCAATTTTGGACGTAAATTGCTTTGATGCCACCGACTGAATCACGGCAGCCGAGTGTGTAACCAGTTGTTAGTGCGCAGGACATATGTGTATTTGGGGTTTAAGTTTCAAGAGAACAAAAAGCAGGGGGAGGTTTCCCTCCCCCCTACACATTAGGTCAAGCGGAAGTCAACAACCAAGTCGGGGTAAGCGATTTGGACACCTGCTTTGAAGGCTGCTTGGAAGCGAACTTCGTCGTTGTCTTTGCTGAACCAGATTGAGAATTGCTCCTCGTCGGACAACAAGTCGGTTCCGTAGAAGAAGTTACCGAGGTAAGACGAAACGATGCGGTTCGTTCCAGTCAATCCGGGGACTGCGATGACACGGACATTCGTGCCGGGATACATGATGTCCCCGTCAGCAAGGCCAGCCAAGTCAACTTGGTTGTACATGACGTTAGCGGTTGATTTGAAAGCACCAAGCAACGTGCGGAAGTTGTCCCAACCGCAGAAGATTACGAGGTCCGTCTTAGTCAAGATGGCCTGTGGGATTTGGTTGTAGATGCCGTCGAAGATGGCGATGGCGTTGCCTGTGGTGATACCAACGGAGGCAGAAACCGCACCAGTGTTGCCGCTGATCGTAGAACCCGATGCAGCGTTCAAGAGTTGGTTAACACCTGAAAAGTAGGTGTTGCCCTTCCAGATTGCGTTCTCCAAAGCCTCAGCGATGCGGAGAGCCTTCTGCTCGGAGAAAGCCTGCTCGAAAGGAACACTGTCGTAGGTAGAGCCAGCAGTCAACTGGGTCTGCATCCAGTATTGTTCCAAGGAACGAGGGCACAAGGTTTCCTGCACCTTCATGCGTCCAACGGTGATATTCCGCTGGGTGAAGGCAGTCGTACCTGAACTTGCGTAACCGCAAACATCACCACCTTGCAGAACTGCATCGGTGTCCATGAGGTTGAGGGCAGCAGCGAACTTGATGCCCACCTGCTTGGTGAACAGGGCTGCTGAACGGGCCGAGAACACGGCCTTGGTGATGAGAGGAAGCCTCTCTTGGTCTGTGTAGGAGGTTAATCCTGTGAACGAATATGCCATTGTTAATGGGGGTTTAGGGGTTTAGTTTTTTTTGAGTGATTGAAGTGCTTGTGCGAGTTCGTTGAAGTTCTGCGAGGCTTGAGCCTTGCGCTGCTCGACGATTGCGGAACCGCTGGCCTTGGGGGCTTCGGCTGGGAGTTCGGAAACCTTCTCAACAATGTCGGCCATGGTTTCAACCTGCGATGCGAAGGCGGACATTTTCTCCTTCATCTTGCCCATTTCAGCGTATGCTGCTTTGAGTTCTTCCATGATGGCTCCGAGGTGCTTGGCGACGATGGCCTCAACAACTTCGGGGGTCATGGCAGGATAGGCTTCTTTGATTTCTTCGGTTACCTCAACGGCTACTTCAGGGGTGATTTCAGCAGCAACGGGCAAGGCTTCGATTTCGGGGGTGGCTACTTCTGCAGCGATGACCTCAACGATTTTGCCTCCTTCGGTCTTGATAGTTCCAACGCCTTCGACAACGTGCTCGCCATCGGGGGCAGGGAGAGTGCCGTCCTCGGCTACAACGTAAACGGCAGTCCCGGCAACGAGGTCCCCGTCAACACGGACAACCGTGCCATCGGTCAACTTGTAGTCGGCAAAGGACTGCTTTTGAGTGCTGAATTTACGAAGTTCACTTCGCAGGGATTCGATTGCGTTTTTCAGGTTCATAGTTAGTGGGATTTGTAGGTGGGGGTTAATTGTTGCAAAAAAGCGGTAAGTTCATCGGCAAGGCCAGCGAGGGCGACCTCCAGTTCGGATTCGGTTTTGTCCATCCCGAACAGGCCCTCAACGGAGAAACCCCGGAACAGGTTGCGGTTGTCCCACACTTCGTCGTTCTCGACTTTGAAGGAACCGAACCAAGAGCCGTCGGGGGTGTCCTCGTAACCCTTGGGAGGCATGATGCCACGCTCGGAGTCGGTGATGTAACTCTCAAACATGAACACGCCATCCAGTTCAGCGTTGTGGTAGGCGTTGACGTTGTGCTGGTTGCCTTGCTTGAAATACTTTTGGACTATCTTGCGGATGGTGGCTTTGTCGAATACGACGTAGTACTCCCCGTAGGTTTCGTCCTTCCTGTAAATGGGTGTGTCTGCAAGCATCAGCGGTCCAGTCAGGACCCTGCGTTCGCCTGTTTCGGTGAACTTTTGTGGTGTCTTTGCGAAGGCTTGGAATGGTCGCTCGATGGCCGGCATATCGGTCAGGGCCACGAATTGGACCCCTTCATCCACCTCGTCCACGGTCATCCTGTAAATGGGTAGTTCCATGCAGGTAAATGTCCTATGCCCCCAAAGTTGCAAATTCCTCCAACCTCCGAACCCTGCGAGTGCTTTGGGTGATGTCCCGTTCCACGACATAGGCTCGCATCGGTGATGATCCTTGGCCTTGGCCTTGACCGAAGCCCGACAGGTCGGTAACATTTGGGTTTGCAAAGATTGACGGGGCTGCTGCTGCACCCGGTGCGCCACCGCCACCTGCTGCACCGCCACCCGCTGGAACGCTGCCACCATCGCCCCCGCTTGTGATAGCCTTGCCTGCCTGAATACCAGCAGCGGTAATCGCTGCGATGCGTAATCCTGCACGAATCTTTGAAAGCGTGTTGTAGGCTTTGAGTTGTGCGACCCCTGCTGCTCCTGCGGTTATAGCATTAGCAGGGTTGGCTGCTGCCATGACCGCATTCGCTGCCATCTCTTTTTGCAGGTTGACGATGACATTGGCAATAGCAAGACCTTTCTCCAAGGCTAAGGCTGCAAGAGCAAGACCCTTGCTTTCGTTTCCAAAGGACTGCAAGATGTTTTGAACCGATTGCAATGAGTCCAAAACCACCTGTTTCTTGAAGTCGGCCAAGGTTTGCTCGTTTGCCTTCATGTCCTCGTTGAACTTGATGCGACGCTCCATCTCGGTCTGCATCGCTTGGGCGTTCAAAGCGTCTTGCCGGGCGTTCTGGTCAGCCGTAATCTGCACCAAAGCGTCAGCCGTTGTCTTGGCTTGCATCACTTCGGTTTCAGCCATGATAGCCCTTGACCGAGCCTGCTCTTGCATCATTAACCTGCGAGCCTCTGCGGTTTTCCTGTCATCTTCTTCACGCTTCTTGTTGGCCTGAATCTGTGCCTCGGTGTGGGCTTCGTATGCATCCCGGTAATTGGAGAGGGCTGCTTCTTCACGCATCAAAGCATCCTCCCTTGCTTTCGCTGCGATGGCTGGGTCGGGTAGGTTCAAGAACCTGCGGACCGCTGCGGTGAGTTCATCCCACTTGGCGACCAAAAGTCCTACGGCTGCAATGGCTGCACCGATACCCGTAGCAAGGAGGGCGATTCTAAACGCCTTCATCGCCCCCGTACTCGCACCGACTGCGGTTGCGTAGAGTGCCTGCGCTGCTGCCTGCCCTTGGGTTATTAGGATGGAGTCCTTGTTGAGCAGGTTGGCGACCTGCTGCACTCCAGTAGCGAGAGCCATCGCCCCTTGGACCTTGAGCAATGATTTCTGCAAGTCCTCGTTCTCGGACCCGAACAACGCTGCTGCACCTTGGGCGATTTGGAACCCTGCCGTTATCCCCTGCACCGCTGAAACAACGGTGTCAATCCTTACGGTGTCGCTTGCAAGGGTTTTGATTCGCTGCGAGGTGTCCCCGATTTGGTCTTTGAGTTTCCCCGCCTCCTGCTCCATCTCCTTGAACGCCTTCGTGCCGTCTTGTCCCGCCAAGGACATATCAATGAGCGTCTTTTGGAGTTCACGCAGACGCTGCTTTGCACTCGTCGTGCCTTGTGCGGTGGAGTCCTTGATTCCTACTTCGAGGACGATTTCTTTAGTTACTGCCATTATCCGGGGGTTGGTAATTCAGGGTTGATGGGTGGTTCGTAGTCGGGATCCGCTGGGTCAGGGTCGATAGGTCCGTTGGGTAATCCAGCAGGGTCGCTCGATATAGGAACACTCGTTATAGGCACGAACTCTGCGAGGTTGAGAATCCTTCGGAGCGTTACCCGGCACGGCTTTGCTTCGCCTACGGTGTAATCCCGAATCTCAAGCAAACGCCAGTGGATGCCGTTGTAATAAATCGGCTTGCGGAAGTCAAGTTGGTAGATGTCCACGCAGTTCAAGACCATGGTCAACTCCAACTGCAAGGCTTCCTTGGAGGTCGTTTCGGTGATGTAATTCAGCCAATACTTGTTGTAAAGGTTGTTGTTCGTGTAGGTGATTGGCGTACCGCTTGCGTTGACTGCGTTGTAGAAGACCTGCCTCGGAATACCAAAGGCAAGGTCCTCGGTCGGTGCGTAGGGATTGTCGATGTGGCTCACGAATGGAACATTGGCGACATACTCACCCGTAGCAAACGAACCGCTCACGCCTGTTTGATAGAACCAAGACGTTGTGCCTTGAGCAATGGAGTTGTACTGCGCTAATCGGTAGCCCGTGTTCAACTGCTTGACCGTACCGCTTGCCGTGCTGCCTTCCAAGTCCCAAGCCCTACCGATGACCTTATCGGTTGTGAACGAACCCGGTATCAGCGTCCCGGCCATGGTTTCGCAGACGAACTCGGACTTGCCGTAAAAGTTTTGCGTCAAGAACTGACGACCTCCGTAGCCTTCCTTGGCGAGCGGATTGCTTGACTTGTAGGTCTTGGACAGGTAATCGCCCATGTCTTTGTACTTAAACACAAGCGACTTGTATTGGTTCGGGTCGCCATTGGTCAACAACTGCTCTTGATTCTCGTCAACCTTCTGCGTCCAGTCAACCACACCGCTGGAGTAGAAGTCCTTGAACGGCTCAATGTACAGGAGTTTTGGATCCTGTGCATCGGGCATGAAGTAAAGGTTGAACATCTTTTGCAAGTCAACGAGCAGGTCGCTCTGCTTCACGTCAGCAGGCAGGGCGGTCCGCATATCAACGACCCCGATGCTTTGTGGGTTTTCAAGGCAAGTCCATAGAACGGTTGCCCCCGAAAGGATAGAGAATTGGGTCGTCAGCACCGATGTATCCTGCGTAATTACGAACCCAATATTTGCCGTCGTGTTGGCCGGTATGGTTACGTTTTGGAATCTAACCACAAACTGCCTTTGCGTCCTTGCACTTATGTTGGTGATGACCGCATTGTCAGTCGAATCCGTGAGATTGCGGATAGACATATTCGCAAAGAATCCTGCATTGACCGCAAAGGAACCGCTGACCGTTAGGGCCACTTCAACGTCCCAACGGGTTGGAACGGATGGAGCGACGAAAGTGCTGGAGGATGCGACCCAATAGCCTCCATTGTCAAAGTAAGGTGCAGGAGTGTCTTTGCTGAAAAGTATCGTTGTATTAGCGTCCTCCATGAAGTTGACGCTTCCAGTTGACTGCGCAAAGATGTTCGACCCCGAAAGGTTGACAGGAATCGTCCCGGCAGAGTAGGGGATGACCAGTTTCTTGAATAGGGTCGAGTTGAAGAAATTGGATGAATACCGATAGCCTGCCTGTGCGAAAATCAGGTCCACCATCTTCTTGACGTAAATGGATGGCCCCATCTTCCAGTAAGGGATAGCAAACCACCCTTGTGTAATTACATCGGTGGCTCCGTAGGAATCCACCAAGCCGTAAACGTAACCGCTTGCACCTAATGCCGTCCAAGTCGCAGAAACATGGGCCGAGGTCAGCGTGTGATTCATCCCGGTAACGCCAGCCGTGTTGACGAGCAGGTTGTTTTGGATGTCTTGGAATAGGCTCACGTCCTCGCTGAACAGGCCGACCTCGTAGGTTACTTCGCCCTTGGTCTTGCTCATGGACAGCAACTGCATCGCACCGCTGAATACTTGGACCCCATCCTCCCACATGGCTGCACGAATCTTCTTGTTGGGTTGGAATCCACCAACGAATGACTGCACGTTGTAGGCAAACTTGAACAGGCTTGCGTTGGTTGTCGTATTAGGCAACTCTATCGTCTTGGAGAACGACCCCCTACGCTTGGTGATGTCGTTTATGTCGTCAATGCTGAACGTGATGGCTATGTCCGTGCCACCCATGGTGTCCAGCACATAAGCCGATTCGGGTTGGTCGTAAAGGGTCGCAAAGGTTGAGAATAGGCAGCCGTAGCAAGCGTCCTCCCGGCTCGTAGCACCATCGGCATCGGCTCGGTCGTTGAACGCATTCCAAGCCTGCAAGTCGGTGGTGTAGTCAGCGGTCGGGTAGGCGATGAGGGTTACGCTCATAGGATGTTGTTCTTGTAAGCAACTGCAACCTCAACCTGCAACTGCGTGAGGCGGTCGTTCCTGCGAGTCGTGAATTGGTAGGTATTGGCGTTGACGATAGCCTCGACTAACTGCCCATCCAGTTCAAGCCATACCTGCCCCGACCTGACCATCTCAATCAGCCAAGCGGACTCGGCATCGGTCAGCCAGTCCGAGTTGAGTGCGTAAACGTAGTCGAACTCACCTGCCCAAACTTTGTCGTAGGTGGTGGTCGCATAAACGTCCGAGTTGTAGCCGAACGTCTGCCTGCTGATATTGGCCCGCTTGCGGTTCTTGAGCGTAAAGGTATAGGAGTCAATGCCCCCGTACTTGTTTTGGAAGTGAACTGGGATGGAGTTGAATCGCTCGCAGGGGCCGAACGTGAAGGTCGTGATGACTGACCCCAAGCCCTGATTCGCCAAGAACTGCACCGTGTAGGAATCCCCCTCAACTGCTCCGCTTAGTGCCGCGATGGTTCCCGATAGTTGAGCAGGACCGCACCCGAATCGCTGAATGTTAAAGTCCGTAGTGCCTGATAGACTTGGGCTGACTGCTATGTCGTAATCAACTCCTTTATATGCGACACGGCCCGAAACGAGGTAGGTGTCATTGGCGGACACGGCAGTAAACTTGGTGGCATTGATAGCGAGCCAAGCCTTGCCTCCACGATACACGGTGAAGGCCGTAGGCGTTGTCAGGGGCTTAACGGAATTGAACGAGGACCCGATTTGGAAGTAGGGGCTTAGGCTCCAGTCTTGAAACTCCAACTGCTCCAAGTTCCCCGCAAACGCCATGACCCCGCTTACGGTGGTTACCGTTCCCGTCTGCACGGCTGGGGTGTTCCCGTATTCCTCCATGAAGTCGAGGCGATACCCCGAATAGTACCCGGCATGGTCCACAAATCCCGTTTGGGTCAGCGATGGCTTGGTCGGGGCAATCAGGGTTTCAACGACCTTGGCCACATCGAAGAACCCGAAGTTGGTGCTGGGCAGTTTGTCGCACTTGAGCCGGGCAAGGGTGGTCCCTGCTGGGTTCTTGACATCGCAGACGTAGCGGTAGTTGGGTTGTGCAATCAGCGAACCGCTGACCTTGAAGAGCATCTTGTTGTACACGGGGGTTGCTACGAGAGGCGACCCTGAAAGGACGGTTGTTGCCATTTTATCTTGTTGTTGCTACGCTTATGGATTTTCCAAGGGTTTCAGCGATGGTGTTCACCAAAACGTCTATCATTTCAGGGGATAGGGCGTTGCTCATAAACTTGGTTCCCTCGACACCTCGCTCACGGATAGCAAAGGCCATTGTCCTTCCAAGGACTAAACCCTGCTCCTGCTTGGTCCGCATTCGCTTGAGTTTGCGTGAGTAGGTCGGAACGACAGGAATGCCCTTATTTGCAATCCAGTCGGCTATGGCTTGGGGTGGTGGAATATTCTTGTCGTACCGGAACTTTGAGTCCCTTGCGGATATGTAACTCGATGACCTTCCGTGAACCCCTTGGTCCACATACTTCCAATAGGGGTTGGCCATGATGGCCACGACGATTTGCTTTGCGGATAGTTCGATGTCTTCGGGTGCGATGGATGCCGATAGCGTTCCCCCTGCGTTGGCGTTGGCTGCTTCGAGGTTTTTCTTCGCAAGTTCAATGACCCGTTCAATCCATTTGACCAGCACGTCGTGGGTTGGCGACTTGCCTCCACCTTTGGGGCCGACGACTGAACCAATCCCCTCCAAAGCGGTTTCGTCGATGCCCTTCATCGAACCGCTGCCGAACTTGCCTACGGGCTTGCCATTCGCAAGTATGGTTGTTTCCATGTGGGTAAATGTCCCCCGTGCTGGAATGTGTCTATCTGCGCCTCGCTCGCTCCGCTTCCATCCGTTCCGCTTCCAAAATATCGTGAATCAAGAGTGCGTAATTGAGAAACTCCACCGCCTTCATCGCGAAGATGGCATCGAATTTCAGCACGTCCTTGTTAGCCATCCGCCACACCACCATCAGCCATCCGTAGCCGGCAAGCGGACTTACGTCAGCCCCTCGGCCGTCTTCATCAGGTGCTTGGAATAGTCGCTCAAAACTTTCAAGTAGGATTCTGAACTTAGCAAAAAAAAACTGACAACGCCCCAAACGTCCCCGACCTTGGCGTGCTTCTTCATCAACTCGGCTCGCTCCGCATGGGCAGACCCGTCGTACTTTTTCGGGAATAATCCGAATAGACCGCCCTCCCTGCACAGGGTCGCCATGATGCGATGCAAGTTTTGGAGCAGTTGCTTTTCGTCCGTGGTGTTTGCGTCCATTAACTCTATCAACTGCCCAGCAGTCAACTCGTCCGTGAACACGGTTGGAATCCACCACTTGCCCCCGGCTTTGAACTTTCGCTTGTACCCAAGGGCAGGCAATGCGTTCCACTCGCTGATAATGGCCTTGTAACGCTTTAGGACGCTCTTGGCGGACATCTCTCGGACAAGTGATATGTCCACCCCCTCAACGATTGCAACGACTCCTGCACGCTTGTCGTAGTCGCCCAGCACGCTTGAGAACTCAATGGCTCCGATGCGTTGGAACTGGTCGATGGTGAGGTCTTGGAGTTTCATAGTTTGGGTCTTGAGTTGCAACGAATTTCGGGAACGACAACCATAGGCAGGTCGTTAAGCAGGGCGAGGTTGGTCAGGATGCTTTGGTCGTGCCTGTGGTCAATAAACGATGGATGGTTCGGATACTCGCTTGGTTCGTCATTCACGGCCTTGTCAACGTGGAGCCACTTGGACCACTCGTACATGAGGTCAATCGTGAAGTCGGTCTTGCGTAAGCCAAGGAACCCCGCCTCTATCTGCATCGGTTTCTCGTTAAAGAATTGAAGGCAGTCCATCAAGGCGTAGCAGTCGCCCTTCGTGTATGAGATATGGTTGTGAAAGTTTTGATGTAGCAGGATGGGGTTGTCTTGCAAGTATTGCTTGGCAAACTCAAAGCAGCCATCCCCGTGCAGGTCTTGGGCATCAAGGTATAGCAAGGCTTCGTCTTCCTGCAATTCAAGCAAAGCGTCAAGAATGATTTGAGGCTTCCACCTCCACCAGTTGTTGCCCCTTCCCGGACGTTTCTCGTCCTCGGTTGTTGTAATCGGGAAAGGGTACTGATTAGCCTGCGCTCTCGCTGCTGGAAGGTACTCACTCGTTGCGTAATTGATCCCGACTAAGTACATCTCAGAACCCGTGAGAGTTTGCGAAGGCGTGCTTGAATGCAGCCACGTTGTAGGGAATATCAGCGAACCTCTGCGAGTATGCTCGTTCTAAAATGTGGCCGACGTAAGAAATAGCGACCAAGTCCTGCTCAATGCAGGCCAAGGTCAGGTCAAGGTAGGAATCGTCCCAAGTAAGCGTGTAGTTGGAAGTTACAGGCACGACGGGTTGATAGAACTCCTTTGCCCCCCTTCCAGTC